CCCCTGGCGTCCCCTGCCGACAGCGAGGCGCCGAGTATCCCCTGCTCGGCGCCTCGCACCTAAACCCCAAACAAAGAGCCGGGCAGGATGGCAGTCCCGCCCGGCTCAGGAGCCCCGATTAGTAATGTACAAATTCACTATCACAGTTCTGTCGCTCGTCATTGTGACAATCTTCGCCGCCATCGCCATCGCGGTCGGCGGCGCCGAGGTCGTCCTGCTGTTCCTGGAGTTCGCCGTGCGCGTCATCTTCCCCGTGCTCGTGCTCGCCGTTGCCGGCGGCGTGATGGTGTCGCAGTGAGCGACGCAACCCTGCCCGGCTTCTGGGTCCCGTGCCTGGAGAGCGACTGCGCCGACGCATGGCGCAGCGAATGGCATCAGGCGCCGGCCATGATCATACGTACGGTCGTGTTCTGGCTGCTCAAGACCGGGCGACACTTCAACCAGCGCCGGATCATGCTCTGGGCTGGACGCTCGGCGCCATACGTCCGGCCCATCATCGCCAGCGCGCGCGAGATGTTTGCGGCTTGGTCGGCGAAGACCGGCAGCGCACAAACTGCGCACACTCCGCGCACATCTTGCGCACACCCCGAGCCCGTGACAGTCGACAACTCAGAGGAGGTCGCGCACACTTCGCGCACATCTCGCGCACATTCTGTTTCTCCCGATGTCTCTACTACCCGCGCGCGCGAAACAGGCAACAGACAACAGACAACAGAAGACTTGCCGGCCTGTCCGGCTGGCCAGCGCATTGATCATCTCTCCAGGGCAGACAAGCTCTGGCCTGAGCTGATCCGCGATCTCCAGGCGGCGGGCTACCGAACCTTGGAGCAGCTCGCCGAAGACGGACGCGACAGTGTTGCGGCTGCGCTCGGAAGCGGTGCCAGTCGAGGACGGCTCGACAGGCTTCAGACGGTGCTCCAGCGCAACGGGCACGACTGGAGCGTGAAGGCGCGCAGGGGTAGCCACGGCGCGCGAGAGACGGCAGCGAATACCAACAGACCAGACAGGCCAGCCAGCCGGCCTGACAGGGCTCCAGTGCCCGAAGAGGTGCCCCTGCGCTGGGCTCCAGGCACGGCGCCGTTTGACCAACCCGACATCTATCTGATCAGCGAGGCGAAGTGATGGCAAGTCATGACGACATTATTGAAGTTTTCGACTACTTCCGAGCCGCCGGCATCAAGAAGTCGCCACGGGCAGACGACGTCGGCAAGCAGCTCGCCTATCACGACGCCCTGGAGAACGTGACCGCTGAGATTCTCTGGTTGGCTGTCAAGCAGTGGTGCCGGGACGCTGATCAAGGGCTCTGGATGCCCGCCGCGCCCCAGCTCCTGGGCCTGGCGCTCGACATCGAAGCGCACGTCCGCACCGAGCACCGCGACACGGCGCGCGGCTGCGTGTCCTGCGGCGAGGTGCTCGCCGAGGACGGCACTGTGAGCACGCACGGCACCGGGTTCCGGACGCTCATCCAGCGCAGATACCCGACTGTCGACGGCGCAGTGGACTGGCACGCTGACCCCATCCGGGTTGGCGAGGTCGTCGTGCTGTGCACCTGCGACAAGGGCAGGCGGATCGCAGCGCAGCAGCAGCACGCCGCGCAGGTGAAGCCAGAGAAGGGCAAGCCCACCGGCAGGCCGGCCAACTGGCGGCCGACGCTGACCGCTGAAGAGGCGTGGCACAAGTTCACCCGCCCGCCCGACGTGCGCTGCTACCTGACCGGCAGCAAGGCCCGCGCGAACAGCCGCGACGCTGACCCGCGCAGCCCGTTCCACAGCCGGCCCTCGCCCGAAGAGCGCCTGGTCGATGGGGCGCAGGCTGCGCGAGAGCGGTGGGTCGCCGACGAGGTCGCCGCCGGACGCATCGACCCGGCCCGGCACGTCGCGAAGCTGATGTCGGGGTTCAGGCGATGACGAACATCCACCACAGCAGACACGTCTCGACATGGCTGATAGACGCCTATCACAGCGGGATCGTCTATGATCACCGGCCCGGCGAGTTTCGGTACCTCGTCGAGACTCGGATAGGCCGGGCGATCCGGCACACGTCGGCGAAGAGCTTCCGAACCGAGCGCGCAGCGGTCAGGGCGATGTTTCTGGCGATGGGCGTGCTGCCGCCGAAGAGATGCCGGCGCAAAGCACGCAAGACGGCGCCGACCTGGAGCGGCGCAGGGGGTGAGGAGTGACCAAATCAGAGCAGGCCCTTGCCAGACGCGCCATTGCCTGCGAGGGCTGGCGGTGGCTGCCGGGGATGCGATGGGTTGACCAGGAACACGGCACAGAGGGCAGAATAGAGGACGACGAAGACGCAGGGTGCTTCACCGCGTGCCCAGAGGGGGAGCTGCCCGACCTCACCGAGCCCTGCACGCTCGGCGGGCTGCTGGCGCTCGTCCGGGAGGCGTGGGGAACCCGGACCGCCTGGATAGAGCCTGGGCATGACGGGCTTTGGGAGGCGTGCGTATATGTCGGCGGAGAGTGCCGGTTTCTGGAGTCCTATCAGACCGAAGCCGAGGCCCTCGTTGCCGCGCTGGAGGCGGCTCCAGTCCGCGCAGGGGGTGAAGAGTGACGCCAGAACAACGGCAGGCCCTCGCCGAGCTGGTGAAGGCTGGCGAGGTCGAGCAGGCCAGAGAGGTGTGCGCGGCGATGGGTTTGGACCGGCTGGATCTGAGCGATACAGACCTAAGCGGTGCCGACCTGGAGTGTATGAACCTCTCCGGCGCAGACCTGTCCGGCGCCAACCTGACCGGCGCAGACCTCGACAGTGCAGACCTGTCCGGCGCCAACCTGTTCGGCGCTAACCTGACTGGAGCAAAGTTCAGGGATGCTGACCTGTCAGGCTGCAATATTGTGTGCTGCGATCTGACCGACTCATATTTCAGAGGCGCAACATTCAGCCGAGCGCTGGTATGGAGTGTCGATGTCAGCACAGTTTACGTCCGATGGTCAGCACTTCAGTATGCCGAGCTGCGTGGTGTGCGCGGCCTGGATCGTCTTGTCGATTACGAGCCGACGGAGCCCTGGAAGTGGCTACGTGCTCGAATCGTCGAGATGGTCAAGCACAACAACATCGCCGAGATGTTCGACTTTGTGCTGAAGGGCGACCGAGAGCTAAGACAGGTGCTCGCCGAGCCTGGAGACTGCACAAGTGCCGCCGAGGTCTGCCGGTGTCTCGGCCTGCCTGGCCTGTACCTTCGAGGCGCCGACCTGTCCGGGGCGGATCTGAGGTACCTCGACCTGAGCAACGCCGACCTGATCGGCGCGAACCTGAGCTGGAGCAACCTTGACAGCGCCAACCTGACCGGCGCTGACTTGACCGACGCCGATCTAACGGGCGCCAACCTCGCCAGAGCTGTCGGTCTGGAGGTGACACCGTGACCATTCTCCGCAGCGTGCTCTCGGCGAGCTGGGCCGGGCAGGGTCGCGACTGTCCCCGGCGTGGCTGCTCAGGTCATCACGTCGTGCAGACGAGCAGGCGCAGCGCGCATCCTGGGCACCTGGCGCCCGTGGTGCTGCCGAGCATCGACGATCAGCTCTGGTCCTCGACAAGCCAGGGCGACACGGTTGGTCAATGGCACTGTACGAAGTGCGCAACCCGTGGGATCATCAAGCGGCATGAGGTGAATCAATGAACCCTTCCGACCTGCTGCCCGCCGAGGTGCACTACCTCGCCAGCAATCACCCCGGTACAGGCGTGTGGAGACACGCCAGGACCCCCCTGACGCCCGCGTATCCCCGATGGGCAGGCGAGGGCATGTCCTGCGAGGTCGAGGGCTGCGACGGCAGGCTGACGACGTACAAGCTGTGTCCGACCGATACCGGGATCGACCCGCTCGAGGACTGGGAGCTGACCGGCAGCGAGCCGAACGCCGACAGCTACGCCGGGGACTGGATCTGCTCGCACTGCCACGCGACGGGTGCAATCGCCCTGCGCGAGGTCCAGCAGCACCGCGACGACGTGCCCCGCCGACCCGCCGAGGACAACGTGGTCCCGCTGTTCGGTCCGCGAGGGTATGATCGCGGGGACGCCCTGCGCGCCGAGGCACGGCGCGGGCTCGATCACTGGACGGGTGAGGCCGACGTTGACTGGACCGCCGAGACGACCGGACCCATCACGCGAGCGCGGTGCCCTGATCGTGCCGGTCGAGTCGATCTATGCGGCGAGGGCGCTGATCGTGTTCTTGATCATGCTGTGGACGCACGGCCTGGGCTGGCACCCGGTGATCCTGCTGGGCGAGCTGGGCGCGCTCATCTTCTGGGCGGCGATGGCTCCGCTACCCGAGACAGTGAAGAACCGCCCGAAGAGGTGAAGCCATGACACAGCTCCCTGCCCTGTTTGTCGACCCAGCCAGCATCGTCGACCCTGCGACCGTGCCCGGCCTGCGCTACAACCGCACTACCTGGTGGTATGACGCGCCGAAGGGGCCGCTGCCGTGCCCCATCTGCGGTAAGCCGCAGGTCTGGCATATCGACGTTGATAGACGTCTCCGGGTCAGACCCAGGCCAGCAGGCCAGCCGGCCGGACCAGAAGACGCGCCGACGCCGACCGCGCTGCAGACCGCCGCCGCCGGCGCCAGTGCTGACCCGCCGCCGGGCTTCACGTTCGTCGAGTGCGGCTACTGTTACAGCGACCTTGTACTCTACCTGTGCCCGATCGCCGGGCTCCCCGCTCCACCTGCTCTCGTCCGGATCAATCAAATCATGCTCAATTACAGCGCCGTCCAGTACCGACTCACTGACGACCCCAACACCCGGAAGCCGCGCTGGCGCACTGCGATGGTGACCACGCAGCACGACGGGCTCGTGCTCGACCTGTCTGTGTTCCTGCACCCCAGCGACGCCGAACACCGCGAATACATCGACAGGTCGGCCCAGCATGTCGAGTTCCGCATCAGTGACAGCCCGGACGGCAAACCGCAGTGGCGCCTCGCCATGATCGCCGACCGCCTGCCCGATGGCTCGCTGGATCTGACCGTGCACTACTCGAAGAGCGACCAGGCCGTCACCGGTCGCGCGTTCGACCGGCGCAAGGGCGTCCAGGGCTCCGCGATCGGGAACTGGAGACACCCGGCGACGTCCATACAGACCACGCTCGCCATCAAGCGCGCCGAGAGAGGCGCCAACGTCGGCAACTGGCTGCCGACGTCATCCTGATTCAGCGGCGGGCCGGTTGTGGTTGTCGGTCACCTCTCATTGTCCGAAGCTCATGACAAGGCCGGACCCGCCGCCCTGGAGGACCCCTTGCCCACAAGTCCGCTCCTGCTCGCCCTCTGCGCTGTGCTGACCCTGCTCGGCGCTGACACTGGCGACATCGACCCAGCAGAGTACCTCGGCGCGCTCGACGACGGGCCGCCGGGGCTCCAGGCCGTCGAGCACTGCCCCGGCCCTGCACACGCCGTGCAGACGCCGAGCGGGCCGCGCCTGGATCCATCGGACCCGTACGCCCTGCATACGCTGACCCTGCACAGCGACCCGGCGGACCCGGGCCAAATCTGTTCACTGTCCTGCCTGCACAAGTCGACCAGGTGCTTCGTCAGCAGCTCGCGCGAGTGCAAGAACAGACACAGCCTGCCGGCCCGGTTCCCGGCCGGTCCCCGTGGCACGCAGTCGCAGCTCTACGTCTGTGTCGGTGCGACTGCGTCCAGCTCGATCCCGCTCGTCGAGACCGTGACGATCACGACAAGCAAGGACACGCCGATATGGTACGTGGTGAGGGGGTCGTCGTGAGCCGCTACCGTGGATACCTCGCCCGCCCTGCCCGAGTCGGACGGACGCGCCGACATGGCACGACGTACGCCCTGCCGCTGCCGCCTGGGCTGCACAGAGAAGACGTCGAGGTCTGCGAGCACTGGCTGAGAGGCGGCGGACGTCCAGAAGTGCACAGCGTGTCCGTCGCGGTGCCGGACGACCAGCGCGGCGGGTGGTGGTTGCGTGCCGAGGTCAAGGAAGGAGAGCGCGATGCCGTCGTGCGTCGCTTGCTTCGGGCGCTTGCCGTCCTTGAGACAGCGCCCGCAGAACACCACGAGGCGCTGCGGCGTCTGTGCTGGAACCACCAAGTCGAGCAGGCTGTAGAGCTCGCGCGAGCTCTCAACCAAGGGGCCGAAGAATGAACAAGCTCATCTCTCCGCTGCTGTGGTTCGTGTGCGGCGGCTCGGCGACGCTGCTGGCTGGTCTGGTCAGCGGTGCAACTCATCTCGGCGAGCTCGTGCCGCGACCCGGCGAGCTGTTTCGCGCCGAGGTCACCACGGACACGCCCTGGCCTGCTCGCCTGTCGCTGCTGACGTGGCACCCGGACACGCCGGACACGCCCGAGTGCCTGCCGTGCTGCCTGCTGGATGTCGAGACCGACACCGACACCGACGAGGCGGCGCCGTGACTGTCGCCGAGCACATGGTCGTGCAGATCGTCAGTCTGTGCGTGCTCGCCGCTTCGTCCGTTGTGCTGATCTGGTACAGCTACCGCGACCAGCAGGCCAGCCGGCCGGCCGGGGACACGATCGAGCAACCGCCTGCGCCGACGCCAGCCGTCGTCGAGCACGACAGGCCAGCGAACGCCGGGGCCTGGCGCCTCGAGGCACTGCTGGAGGTAGACCGGCAGCTCTTGCAGGACACCGGCGAGGGTCGCCGCCGGGGCATCGACGAGGGGACAGCATGAGCAACAAGATCAGCGAGCGATACCGCGTCCTGTGCTCGTCGTGCTCTGGCTATGGCGAGATACGCAGCCCGGCGGGCCTGCTGGCTGCCTGTAGCCGCTGCGAGGGTCGTGGCTGGGTCTTCGCCCTGCCCGGCTGGACTGAAGGCGTGCAGGGTAAGCTCCAGGGCTGGCCAGCGATAAAAGGTACACACTGATGGCACGCAAGAAGAAGCCGAGAGGCAGGCCGCCGAAGAAGAACCCTGGCGGGCGTAAGACGAAGCTCAACCAGCGGATCGTCAACGACGCACAGACAGCGGCGGCAATGGGTCTGAGTATGAACCTTGTCTCTGACTACATCGGGATCCCGCTTTCAACCATGTATGACTGGATACGCCGAGGCGCAGAGCGTCCGGGGTCGATTTATGAGAAGTTCTCGGAAGCTCTCAGCAGGGGGCGCAGTCAGTGCGCAATGAAGAACATGGCCCGCATCCAGGACGCCGGCGCGACCGACTGGCGAGCTGCTGCCTGGGTCATGGAGAAGCGCTTCGGGTTCAGAAGCCAGATCGACATCAACACCGAGTACGTCAAGACGCAGCGTCGAGCCATCGAGAGCAGCGAAGACGTCGAAGCACTGCTGGCGACGCTGACCCTCGCTGATGGCATCCGAGGCCAGCTCGGCGAGCTCGTCGTGCATGAGGACGAAGACGAGGACGAGGAGCAGTGACCGGACAGCGGCCCGGCCTGCACGCTGCGCGGTTCGCCGCAGAGCAGTTGATCGATGTGCACAAGGCCGCCCCGCTCGCCTTCGGCAGACTGTGGAGGCCGCACTGCACGCGGTGGAACCTCGACAAGAGCCGGCCGCGTGGCTGTGGTCGCGAGCTGTCGCCGGTGCCGGGTCAGCGAGGCGTCTACCACTGCACGACGCCGGGCTGCGCGCTCCAGGGCCAGCCGCAGGCGAGAACGTCGCAGCGTGACACCGTGCGCGAGCTGCTCACGGCGCGGCCAGTTGCCTACATGATCGGCGGCGCCAACCGGGCAGGGAAGTCGGAAGCTGCCATCCAACTCGCCGTCGCCCTGGCTGCCGGGTCCGGCGAGTGGTGGGTGCGTCACTGGTGCGAGATCAACGGCATACCCGCCGACGCCATCCCCGCCGAGCCTGCCCGCGCCGATCGGGCCGTCATCGTCTCGGCGCTGACCTTCAACGACAGCCTCGAATATCACCGGCCGAAGCTGGACCGCTGGCTACCCCTGGCGACGGTCAAAAGGAAGTGGAAAGCACAGGATCAGGCCGAAGCCATCCTGCCGAACGGCGGGCGGATCGTGCTGAAGGCGGCGGCGCAGGGTCGCGAGAAGTTTCAAGGCAACGCTCCTCGAGCGGCGATACTCGACGAGGAGCACCCGGAGGATGTCTTCGAGGAAATATCCCGAGGGCTCGCCGAGTCAGACGGGCCGGCGATCCTGAGCATGACGCCGCTGAAGGGCTTGACCTGGACCTATGACCTCTTCGTCCAGAAACCGCCGCCGGGCCACCTCAGCAGCCGCATCATCGGTCTGGACAACCCCCACGTGCGCTCCAGGGGCCTGCTGGCAAGGTTCAGCCACCTGGAGCCGCACAAAAGGGACGCCCGGCTGTATGGCAAGTTCGCCCGGGCGCGTGGCCTCATCTACCCGTCGCTCTCTCGCGATGTGCACGTTGTCGACGCCCGGTCCATCCCGGAGCACTGGCGGCGCTTCCGGGCCATAGACTTCGGCTACAACTTCGCCTGTGTCTGGGGCGCCTTGGATCCAGACCTCGACCAACTGCACATCTATCGCGAGCTGCTGACGCAGGACGTCAAGCTGAGCGGCAACGCCCGCCAGATCAGCAACCTGAGCGGCGCCGAGTCATACGAATGGACCGTCGCCGACCCCGCCGACCGGGATGGCCGCGACAGCCTGGCGCGAGATCACGACATCTACACAGCGCCGGCGAAGAAGGACGTCGAGGCGGGCATCGACTCCGTCGCCGAGCGTCTCGCCGTGTCCGCGCAGGGGCACCCGCGCCTCGTCATCCACGCGGGCTGTCACGAGCTGCTGCGCGAGCTCAACCTGTACAGGCGGAAGCCGGACGGCAAGATCCACAAACAAGACGACCACCTCGCCGACTGCCTGCGGTACCTCGTCTACTATCTCGGCTTGTCGCCGTCCTGGGTTGTCTGATGCCCCTCGAAGTCCTCGTTGTCCGTCTCGGCGGCGTCGCTGTCCCCTTCGCCCGTCCTCGTTGGGATGGTCGCAACCGCCGAGCCTACAACGCGCCGAGATACGACCAGTGGAAGCACTCGGCGGCGCTGGTCCTGGCGACACACTGGCGCCGCCCGCCGATCGAGCGGGCCGTGCAGGTCGCCGTCGATGTCGTGCTACCCAGGCCGAAGAACAGGCCCGGCGCAGGCTCGGTGCATCGACAGTACTGGCAAGAGCAGGGCGCCTATCCCCTGCCCTGCCGGGCCGACGTGGACAATCTGGCGAAGGCCACGCTCGACGCGCTCCAGGACGCCCGCGTGATACTCGACGACCGCCTGGTGGTGCGTCTGCTGGCGACGAAGCAAGCCGGCGACCGGCCCGGCGTCACTGTCACCGTGTCCATCATCGAGCCCGGCGAGTCGATCCTGTGACTACGTCAGAAATGCACACTGGCCAGCCGGCCGGCCGGTCAGTCCGTCTATCTCGCCTGTGAGAGATCGAGACTTCTGGCCGTGCTCATCGACTACCCCAGATTTGCACATTAGCCCCTGTGAAGTGCGCGGCTTGACTTCACAGGCAGTGAAGGGCGACACTGGCACCGGCGGCAGGTTGAGCTGGTTCACGGGTTGCCGCCCGGCGCCGGGATGTTTCTCCCTCTGGTTCATCTCGGCGCTGTCCTGTTTGCTCCGGCACTGTCTGAAGTTGTTCACAGGCTTATGCACAAGCCAGACACCGGCGGCACCGAGCACTGCCCGGCCTGCTCGCCGGTTGTCACTTGACGTGTCACCCGTTGCAGCGGTAGTCCTACAACGTGGCACACTCCGGAATGACGATTACTGAGCGTATCGCCCTGGGCTGGCGTCTGCTTCTGCGCCGGCTCCAGCTCGTCGAGCAGCCGCGAGAGATCGAATACGGGCAGGCATACGGCAGCGAATACGGCGTCCAGCAGCCGTATCCAGTCGTCGCCAGCATGGCCGCGTTCGGTAAGTTCCCTTGGATCTACGCCGCTGTTGAGGCGGTTGCGAATGACATCGCCGGTCTACCGCTCCAGGTGCGCAGGATTGTTGGGCAGCGCAGCAGGGCGGTCGACCGGCACCCTTTCACGACGCTCTTGCAGCGGCCCAGCTCGCAGGTCGGGCCGACGTTGTGGCGCCGGCAGATGATCGTCGACCTGCTGCTGACCGGGAACTTCTACGGCCTGGTCCTGGGTCGAGGCGCTGCCGTGACTTCGATCGTCCGGCTACATCCCGAGTCCGTGCAGATCATCCCGAGCACGTCCGGCGGCGTCCTGGCTTACCGATTCACGCAGGACGGCTCACACGTCGACTATTCGCCCGACGACGTCGTGCATATCCGGCAGACCAGCTACCGCGAAGGGCCGCAGGGCCTGTATGGACAGGGCGTGATCGAGGTCCTGGAGACCGACCTATCCGGCGAGTTCGCGGCGTCGCAGCGATGGCGAGACGAGGCCCGCCGAGGTCAACCTCGCATGACGGTGTCGCCGAAGGACGGCGCGTCCATCCGGCCTGACGTGCTCCAGAAGATGGTCGACAGCATCCAGCGGCACGCCGAGAAGACCGGGATCATCCCGATCGGCGGGCCGGTCGATATCAACCAGCTGCCCTTCAACGCCAGGGACATGGAGTTCAGCAACGCGCGGGACTGGACGCGATCGAGCATCCTGGCAGTCGTCGGCGTGGCCTACGTCCGGCTGTTCCTGCCTTCGGCGAACTTCGCCACGGCGCAGCAGCAGAACCGCATCTACTGGCAGAACCTTCTCGGTCTGATGGCGCTCGTCGACGACGGCCTGTCAAGGATCGCCGCTCGGATGGGGCGCGTGTCCGACCGCGTCAAGCACGACACGTCCAGCGTCGAGGCGCTCCAGGAGTCACGCACCGACCGCCTGAACCGGGCCGCGCAGCTCGTCGAGGTCTTCGGCCTGGACCCGGTCAAGGCTTTGCAGGTCGAGGGCTTCAGCGAGATCGACGAGACAATGCTGCCAGCCAGCCAGCCAGCCGGGGAACCGGCGGAAGCGGCACCGGCTGCCGAGCCCAGCATCGACCCCGAAGACGGCCTGCTGGTCGCACAGCGTCAAGACCTGCTCGTCGGCGCGGGCCTGCTGACCGTCAACGAGGCCCGCGCCGAGCTCGGCTACCAACCGACGGACGACGGCGACATCTTCCGGCCGCGCCTGGTCGTCGAGCGTGGCCTTTCCGACCTGTCCGACGAGGTCCAGGAAGGGCTCAAGAACAAAGCCGACGAGCACAACGAGAACGTTAAGGACCGCGAACGCTGGCGACGCACGACCCCTGGGGTGCTTGCGCAGGTCTTCGAGCGCGGTGTGGGGGCCTACAACACGAACCCCGGCAGCGTGCGCCCTGGCGTATCCAGCGCCGACCAGTGGGCCTATGCGCGGGTCAACAGCTTTCTGTATGCCCTGCGCAACGACAAGTTCCGCTCTGGCAAGCACGACACCGACCTACTGCCCGAAGAGCACCCGCAGAGTACGAAGGGCGAAGACAAGAGCGCCGAAGCTGTCCTGGTGCGCGCTGTGCCTGCCCGCTACGCCGAAATCGACTTCTCGCCGACCGCTGGCATGATCGAGGAGGCGAAGCGCGCTGTGCAGTGGATCGAGGACGGCGAGGCCGGCGACGGGATGGTCCAGAGTACGAAGGTGTGGGCGCGCAAGGTCGCGAACGGCGAGGACCTGACACCCGAGAAGGTGCGGGACATGAACGCATGGTTCCCGCGTCACGAGTCTGACCTGGAAGGCGAGGGCGCCAACCCTGGCGAGGACGGCTACCCTTCGCCGGGCCGCGTCGCCTGGGCTGCCTGGTTCGGCGACGCCGGCCGATCGTTCGCAGCTCGCCGGGTCCGACAGATGGACGCCGCCGACGAGGCAGACAGGCAGCGGGCTATCGCAGCAAAAGGAGCGGACATGCGCCACAATCTCGGCGTGACACTGAAGCGGGTCAGCAAGTACCACGACGGCGAGCCGCACGAGCAGGAAGAGAAGCTGATCGAGGATACGTTCCGCTTCATCGCGTCCACCGCAGAGGTCGACCGGATGGGCGACATCGTCGAGCAGTCCTGGAAGCTGGACGCCTTCCGACGCAACCCGGTGATCCTGTGGAACCACGACAGCAGCCGGGCGCCGATCGCACGGGCCACGGCGGTCGAGGTCGTCAACGGGCAGCTTGAGATCGAGATGCAATTTGACATGGCCGACCCCTTCGCCGCCGAGGTCGCTGGCAAGATCCAGCGTGGATTCATCAACGCCGGGTCGGTCGGCTTCTTCCCTGGACGGGTGAAATATCGCGGCGACCTGGAGCCAGACGACCCGCGATACAGCCGCGACGGGTACGGAATCGTCGCCAGCGACAACGAGTTGGTCGAGTTCAGCATTACCCCGGTGCCCGCGAATAGTTCAGCCCTGCTGGCAGCATCGGCGGACGCAGCGACGGATGACGAACTCCGGAAGCTGTTGGCGAACAAGACCAACCGGCAGCGCCTGGCAACACTGCTCGCCGGCGGCGGTTCCTCTTCCTGCGGTCACGATCATGACTGCGCACACGATCACGACGTCAAGCACGCCGACCCGCTGGGCTGGCTGCGAGACACGACCACCGAGCAGGCCGCCGGCCTGCCCTTTCTCAAGGAGTAGCCGGTATGTTCGGCGATGACACCACCAACAAGAGCCTGGCCGTTCCCGACCAGATCACTGAAAGCAGCCTGCGCGAGCACCTGAAGGAAGCCGCCGCAGTCCTGAACCGCACCGCTGGCAACGCGACCGCGACTGAGCGCGCCGTCGACGAGCTGTCCAGCAAGCTTCAGGGCCTGATGGAAGCGTCCGCACGTCCCCAGCAGCGCACCGCTGTCGGCGCACAGGATCGCGAGCTGCAGCACCGCTACTGCGACGAGTCCGGCCGCATCCACCTGAAGAGCACCACCCGCCGGGTCAAGTTCGGCGGGCAGGTCGCCGAGATCGAGCAGCCGGGCCTGCTGGACGACACCGACGCGCTCACCCCGTGGCACCTGGATCTCCAGAAGGCCGTCGAGCGTCGCAGCCTGGTCCGCCTGGTCGCGAAGAACAGCGCCACCCCGCAGACCGACGCCGAGATCCTGCGCCTGATGGCTCGTGCGCCGCAGAACATCCGGGGCGCCCTGGAGAAAGCGATCACCGACAGCGCCGGCAGCGGCGCCGAGTGGATCCCCGATGGCACGTACCCCAGCATCTACGAAGAGTTTCGCGTTCCGAACGCCATCGCCGGACTCTTCGAGATCGTCGACATGCCCCGCGCGACCATGATTCAGCCGCGACTGTCGACCGGCGTGCGTCCCTACAAGCGCAACGCCATCAGCAGCGACGATCCGGCCAACTACACCGGCAGCACCCCGGTGACAGCAGAGAGCACGATCACGGTCTCCAACATGGCAGTCCGCGTCGTGTACGACGAGATGGACGGCGAAGATGCTGTCGTCGCGATGGAGCCCCTGATCCGCCGCCTCGTCGTGGACGCCATCAACGACGGATACTGCGACGCGATGGTCAACGGTGACGCAACCGCGACGCACCAAGACGCGATCGCGTCGTGGAACATCCGCAGCCGCTGGGGTGCCTCCGGTCTCGGCGGGTCGGCTGACCACCGCCGCCTGTTCACCGGGCTTCGTGCGCTGGCTACTGACCGCTCGCAGACCGTGGACATGGGCTCTGCACAGACCATCTCCGGCCTGATGTCCAACCTGATCGGCGGCATGGGCGAGCGCGCGGCGGGCCGCCTGGCGCTCATCGTCAGCCCCGAGGTCTTCTACCAGAAGTTGCTCGTCGACACGAACGTTTTGACCCTGGACAAGCTCGGCGCCGGCGCAACCCTGCTGTCTGGCCAGCTCGCCTCCGTCTTCGGTCACCCGATCGTCGTCTCTCGCTGGGTCAGCGCCGACCTCGCAGCGAATGGCCTGTACACTGACGGCACCGCTGGTCTCTCCGGCGCCATCGCTGTCGACCTGTCCGCCTTCCGGCACTACCAGCGCCGCAACACGCTCGTCGAGCTGGACCGCGACATCAAGACCGGCGGAACGCACGTCGTCGCGACCCTGCGCCGCTGCTTTAAGACCGTCTCCGGTTCGTCCGAGGCTGTCACCCGCTTCGGCTACAACTGGCTGAGCTGATCAACCCTGACACCTGACAGGCCAGCCGGCCTGCCGGGCGTCGCACACTTCTGGAGTAGATGACATGTCAACCATGATCCGCACAGTCCAGTCCGTCACGATGAGCGGTAACAACTCGACCGCAGCCGCCGCGATGGCGTGGCCATACGACAACCCCGGCGTGTTGCAGTCGGCTCGCATCCTGTCGAATACGACAGTGGCTGGGCACGCAAGCAACATCATCACGATCAGCGCGACGCAGAACAGCACCACGATCTTCAGCCGATCGACAGCAACGAGCGCAGGCGGCACCCTGGCTGCTGGTGACTCTGAACTTCAGACGCTCGGCACCACGATGGTCGGCGACAAGCTGGAGCTGGAGAAGGGCGAAGAGGTCACGTTCGCAGTCGCTGTTGGCGGCACCGGGCCGGCTTACGAGCTGTCCGTCGAGCTGGTTTACAAGCTGGTCAACTGAGGATCTGACACGTGGCACTGACTTCAGCAGCAAACGTCGCAGCGATGGCACCGAACCTGACCGCCTCTGAGTCGGTCTTGTCGGCGCTCATCGCCCGCGCTGGCGTCGCCCTGGCGCGTCACTGCGGATACCCGGCGGCATCGCCGGGCGCTGCGCCGACGCTGGAGTCTGCCACGTACACACTCTACAGCGGCGGGTACCAGGTCAGGCGCCAGTCTGGTCGGGTGC